CAGACCACCGCCCACGTTAGCCATTGCATTTGACGCTTGCTGGCCTTGCGCGAGTTGAAAGTCGTAATTAGGCGCCAAACCGTTTTTTAGATCCTCGGCGCTGAACTGGTGCTGCAAGTAGCCTGTGCCTTGCTGCGTGCCGATAGGATTACCCTGCGAGTCATAAGTCGGCGTTGCGCCCGTTGTCATGCCGCCGATAAGGTTTAAAGCGTTATAGCCAGAAGCGCGATACGGCGCCTGCTGCGCTTGTATTCTTTCGAAATTAGCCTGTTGCTGCGCTTGAGCCGCCGCCGCAGCTTGCGCTTGCCGGTCGGCAGCGCTTCTAGCCGCATCTGCGCCAATAAGCCCACTGGCTATTGATGCGCCACCACCGATTACTGCCGCTGCGACCCATGTCATTTTAGTTTCCTTCCAAAATGTTGCTTAGTTTTAATTTGTTAGTTGCATCAAACAACGCAAGCTCGTCAGGCTCGACTAATTCGCTTTCGATATCGTCCATATCGGTCTTGTCGGTAACGTGAAACGTGATGCCTATGGAGTCCTCAACGGCGTAGGTGACGCGCTTCGTGCCAGGCTGGGACTCGACTACATCACCCGCATTAAGTGTTCGCATACCGGTTTCCGACCATGCAAGAATCTGCCCTTTGGCGCACAAAAATAGGTGCGCCTTCTTGTGCACTTTGCCCACGATCGTTGTGCCAGCCGGTCTAAAGACTTTCCGACAATACATGCCGCCAGAGAAATAATGCTCGGTCGGCAGCTCAATCTGCGGCATCTTGACCATCTCTGCTTGCAGACGGTTAATCTGCTCCAGACTTGGCGTTATTGATAGGTCAGACATTGTAATAGGGCACTTTTACGTTTGCGCCGTTGACGGTCATAACGATAAACCCAGCAGGATTTGCTGGCAAACTTGCGCTTCCGGTGGTCGCAGTCGTGGCGCTGCTGAAGTTCAGCATATTGATGAAGAACTGCTGCCACGCCCGAGCAGGTCGTTTCGTCGCAGGGTCGAGGAATTCAGACTGCGGATAAGGCTGCGTCTGGACGTTATAGAGGCTCAATTTTCCCCCTGGCTGGCTTTGAGGTTTGCAGAAATGATCACGGCCTTGATCGGATCGGTCAAAGTCACCTCAAACACCCGGTCCCGCGTCTGCCCAAGTCGGCGCCAGATTGCGCGGTTTTTGTAGGAGCCCGTCAAACCTATAGTGGTCCAGTGCTCGCTTGACCAGGTGCTGCCGCCATCGTCAGACCAGCGCAGCATTGCCTGCGGATCGTTACCCTGTCCGGTGGAGAGCCCAACGCCCGGCTGGAACTGGATCTGCAACTCGTCAAAATACTGCCGTTGCAGGTCCGTCACAATATGCGGAGCGCGGCGCAAGCGTTTAATTGGCTGCCCGTTGTCGGTGTAATTATTGCGGTCGAGCTTGTAGATGATGCCGTTTGAGTAATCTCCAACCAGCACATTGCCCTGAAACAACGCGGCGCAATTACCGCGGCAGCGATGGTAAACGTTGGAATTATCGTTATAAAGCCATTTATGCCACATCAAAGTGGTTGCGTCATAGCACCACGTTATATCAATTGTCGGAAAGCTCACAACGTAGATTTCATGGCCTTCTAGCTGATAAGTCCAAGCTACAGCATCGCTAATCGTTTGCCCTGTGAGCGTGTTTTCTACGGCGTGCGTGCTGATACGGTTCGGCACATAACCGTTCATCATTACAATTTCAGCTTGCCCTCGGATGTTTCTAGAAACATAAGCAAAAGAATTGCCAACGCGAGCCATAGAAAAGACAGCCGCAATACCATGTTGAGTAGAGGTTCCCGGTATGCGCTGAAACGCGAAAGGCACACTGCCAGTATCGATCCAGACCTCGGAGCTATTTTCGCCCAGCAGATAGACTTCGCGATGGTCGACTATGAGAGAAACTAAATTATCTGGAGCCCCATCTTTGCTTGCAAAGCTCAACGCCGCGGTGATCGGAGACAACAGCCCGCTGGCAGCCCACTGCTGCGTGCTTGGCCGGTTATAGACAAAATAGTTATCCACAATGTCGACCACGTTCGCGCCCGTAAAGGCTCCGTCAGTCGATGGAATAATTGTGTAATTTAGCCCGTAGAGCGTGCCGGAAGAAAACGTCTGCGAGTTGTTGATGGTATACGTGCCAGTGCCGCCAGTTCCCGTTCCTAGCGCCGTAATGATGGTGTTGGTAGTAACCCCAGCCCCGCGCACCGTCTGGCCAACATAGAGCGTCCCAGACGTTACCGCGGTCACGGTCAGCGTAGTCGTTGCCATTGAGCCTGTAACCACGGCGCCCACGGTTGCTGAATTCATCGTTTCGCTGGCAATCGTTTGCGTGTTATTGACGGTATACGTGCCGACACCGCCTGTGCCAGAGCCGAGTGCCGTGATTACGGTTTCAGCAGAAATTGACAAGCCAAACAACGCCTGGCTGATTGCTATCGTGCCGCTGGTCATTGCAGTAACGGTCAAAGTCGTGCCGCTGATTGAACCCGTAAAGACCGCCGCAGCCGGGCTGCTAATGCGCCAGGTATAACGGTAGGTTCCGTCGACGATATAGACATTCAAGCCGTTGTCTGTAATGCCGACAGATCCGGTGCTGCTGTTTAGCACCCCGACTATGGTAGGAGCAAGGTTAGACGTTAAAGCGTAAAGATATGGGCCGCCAACAACGACGAGCTGCGCCCCGCCGGATACCGTTCGCATCCCGCGCACTTCCTGTGCAGTTTGCAATACGACTTGCGAAGTCAGTCCAGGAGTCGGGTATAGCGCCACCACGCCGCGGTCGCCAGGCTGTTTAAGCGGATCTATCTCAGGATAGTAATTAATGCACTCCTGCGCGTCCTGATAGATGCTGGGCGCTTCGTAGCTGGGACCGACAAAGCCGAAATCTGGCATCAGCGGAAACCTCCGTACATAATCCAGCCAGCATCCTTCTGCCGGCCGGTAATGATCGCATCTGCGTAGCTGGCGACCATCGGCGGTTTCATATTTGTCCGTTTTAGCGTTGCTTTCGCCTGCGCTGCGTAGGCTGTAATCATGCCGATCTGCGTCTGCGAGGCTTTGCCATACATAGGCATTAGCCTTTCGGCCAAGCACCACCGCAATGCCATGTTGTAGCCCTGCGGCAGCGCAAAAACGTCGTTTTGCGTCTGGTAGTTTCTAAACTGGGTATCGGTGAAAATATGAAGCTCGCCCTGCGCTGGCGCTGGCCAGACAAAGATATTGCCAAGAATCTCGGCAGGTTGGTAATAAATAGCCTTTGGCCACGGACCACTCATCGTCTTTAGGCCAATTGAATTGTATTGGTCAAAGTTTAGAACGGCCACCGGATAGTCCAGCCCACCACCAATTATCGGAGCGCCGTTAGCGGTTGTTGAGATGCGAACATAGGCTGAAGTCAGGCTTAAAGGTCGCTGATAATAAGCCGAAACCGTCGTGCTGGACGCGGTTTGACTTGGCGTTATCGTGTAGGTTCCGACCTCATTTACATTGCCGCCCGCGCCGGTATTGAATCCCACAATGGTCGTTCCGGCAGTAACCCCGGTTCCAGACAGCGTTTGACCTATAGCAATAGCGCCAGATCCGATAGCGGTGACGGTCAGTGTCGTGCCGGAAATTGACCCTGTAAAGCTGGCGCCGATCTGACCGCCTGGACCAATGGTGTATTGAGTCTGATTATTCGTGGTCGTAAATATGATCTCGGTCTTGTAATAGACCATCATGCCCTCGTTGCTCCACTGGTCAAGCATGTCGTTGAGCATGTCGAAAGCGTCCTGCGAGGCTTCAGGACTAGGCGTTTCACCCGCCGCCAGCGCACCAATGTCTTTCAGTGCGCGGCTGATGATATCTATGGGCATTGTCATATTTAATCCTTAAACGGCTTAAATGCGTTTTTCATCCACGGTAGATCGACATTTTCGAGCGTCACCGCCTGTTCGTCGAGCCTGTCTGTGATTGCGTGCGCCGAGTCGTGATCAACCCACGAAATAATATCTTGTTGCGTAACGTCCTCAAGCGGCTTTATCAATACCGGGTTCTTAAACGTCCAGTGGCCTTCAGTGGCAATATCACCGGCAGCAACATGATAATGAGCAGACGTTATCAGGTCGCCATTTAACGTAATGCTTTTAATTTGCCAGTTGTACATCCCACGCTTTCAATTCTTCGTTCCACCAGTAGCGTTGTCCGTCCGTAGGCATCGGAGTGGGAGATTCCCACTGACAGGTCTGTTCGTTCAGTAGCCACGAAGGATACGGTTTTGGTGCAATAAACGCATCACGCCCTGCATCGTAACTGTAGCCAATCCCGGCGTAGTTCTTTCGCATCTTGCCGCTGTAGCTGGTTTGTTTCCAGTCGCCGCCAAGCAAACGCTCACAGAACGCAGCGCCGATATGTTCCATTTCAACGCCTTCTGCGTTCGCAGTATCCGCATTGCCGACCACAATCACTTGTGTGACCACGCCATTTTCTATTTTGGCAAAGTGACTCAAAATGTAATGCTCCCCGAACCATTCCAAGAATAAATCCTGTTTCCACCAGTGTTGGTTATTGTTGGCGATCCTGTCGTGCTTGCTGCCGCAGAATAAGTATTAGCGTAACTAATAATCACAATGCCCGAACCGCCAACACCACCCGCATAAGCTGTTCCTGCTGATGGAGTTGAGCAACCACCACCACCGCCGCCTGTGTTTATAGTACCCGGATTACC